AACATCTACCATGTTTAGCTACCTCCCTTCCACTTCTTAGCAACAGGGTCCCATTCGCCAACTGAAAGCATTGGTTCTTTCCTTTTTTCTGCCGCATCAAGTTGTGCCGAGACGCTTAAGAAGTCCTTTGGTTTAGCGGCATCAATTGCTCTTTTCATTGTGTCGAGAGATTCAGGTGATTCTTTCATTAGTTCAGCATATTTCAGATTGCCATGACTGTCTCGTTCAAGTTCAACTGCGACGCGATGTTTGTTTCCTACTGCTTCTGCTTCGTCTTTTTCTTGGTAGTGCTTTATGATCCTTGTGGCTTGAGCGAGATAAGCTACATTTTCGTCATCCTTTGCTTTGAGTAGTTCATACTTGCGAATTAAAGTAGCATAATCACCTGCTTGATGTGCTTCGTTCCATGCTGTTTCGCATTCTTCTTTGGTTTTGCCGCCTGTTACGCATTCGGTGATGTATTCTTCTTTGGTTTGTTGGTCAGTTGTCTTTGGTTCTGTTTTTGACATTTTTCTTTCTCCTTTTGGTTTTTGTTGTGGTTTATTCATAGTCAGCCATGCCACAGGCTGAAGGTTTAGTTTAGTCTCGTTCCACAACGAGAATCACAATGAGTGAATGCAACGATAGGATAGTTTTGAGTGGTTTAGCCTAGGGTACTTATGATAAAATGGGCTACTCTTTCTCGAAGAACCATCATTGTTGAATCCACGATTTTTCCTTTTCAGCAAGTTGCTTAGCCGCAACTTCTATTACCTTGCGAGCTTCTAACAAGATTTCTTCTTGGCTTTGCTTTTGCTCTTTGACTTCTTCATGTTTGATTTCCTCACCTCGAATGATGGTTACCACGTCTTTGCCATACGCTTTAACAAGCCGTTTAGCAGATTCTAGCAAACCTACCTTCTCAATTTCTCGACAGACCCCACACTTACCCATCGCAATTAATTCATCAGCGCCCTTATCCTTGTGGCTGCTAAACCAGTTCTTAGCTTTCTCCATCGTCCACTCTTTCGCCTTGCTGAACAAGTAACTTTGAATGTCCCATTTGTCGCCGTATTTGCAGTAAATCGCCTTGATGCCTTCACTTTCGCTGATGTCTATGGTGCGGCAGTTATCAGAGGGTTCTTTGTGTCCACTGCGAATATAATCTTCCGTGTCCTCCCAAGGATCACCAGCAACCTTCCGCACAACAGAATCCACAGCTATGCCGCAGAGTGGGCCGGGGCAACGGCCTTCCTCGATTGGTGCGGCTACGTGGTCTATGAAGATGTTGCGCTGAACAAAATCGTAGTTTATTCCTTGAAACTCGCCTTTCGTAGCGTCGGTTTCGTAGGTGAAGCCTATGCTCACGTTTCGTAAGTCTCCCGACTTGATTTTCTCAATGATGTCTGTGGGCACTTTGTTTTTGAACCAGCGAATGTCAGCGCGTATGCCTTTTCTGCAGGGGCGTTTGGTTTTTGGGTCCATGAGGTCTTTAACATATTTTGGGTTTTCAACTATGCCGTAGATGTCGCTTGCTTGTTGAAGTAATGCTGTGTCGGGATGGGATAGGATTTTTACCCATCTGTGGTCTGCTGTCCACGCTGCTTTTTCAAGTTCGTCTGCGGGTTTGTAGGCCCATCCTTCGGGGTATTGGTGTACGATTTCGCTGGCTATGACTGCTGGCATGACGAGGTAGTTGTCGTCATCTAATAGGATTTTGTTGTCTAGGGTTGCTCTGTCAAAACAGATTTTGCGTTCATTCATTTTATGCTTTCTCCACTTTCCAATTGTAGGTTTTCAAGTTAGTGGCTGTAACATAAATGTTAGTGGCATCTGGTGCAGCCGATTGATAAGCCAATGCTCCTCCAGTGCTTCTTTCAGAAAGGAACACTTCATCATAAGTTGGAGTAAAAGCGCATCCATGTGGGATTGTTTGTTGTGCGCCTGTGCCAGTGCTGGTTCCACTGTTCTCAGTAACAAAACCAGTGTTGAATTTAGTGATTGTTCCTGTACCAGCATCGCTTATTGCTACTGCAACATTTAATAAATTGTTGTGTTCTATTCGATTTCTATCTGCTCCAGCAGTAAGACGAACACCTATAGCTCCTCCAGTGGCACTTCTTATTCTGTTGCCAATAACAATGTTGTCGTCTACCGCATCTAAATTGATGCCATAAAGGTCTGATTCGCTTACGGCATTCCCATCTATCACGTTATCAATGCTTGTGCCATCCAGCTTTATTCCTTGTAACCGATTGTCCCATAAGCTGTTACCAACAACTGTCGCACGGTTACAATCTTTAAGCCAAATTCCAGCGTAATCATTAAGTTTGAGAAAACACCCCGAAACAACATAGTCTATTCCTGTGAGGTATATGCCATAGTTTTTCATGTTCAAAACCTCTGTTCCAACAATTTCTGCTCCACTTGTTTCCACTCGGATTCCTTGTAATGTTGTTTGGTCACCCCACGTTGTTACTCCAACAACTCTCGCACTTCCATATTTTAGCCATATACTATAGTTAACAGTTGGACCAAGAAGTGCATTTATTATTTGAGTGCTCGCCGTATAGGTATCACTAACAATATTACTATTTCCCGACAATGCAATATAGACGTTTTCAATGCGCATTACACTAACTGTTTTTGCAACTGTTCCTCGATAGTGTATCCCATACGTTTTAGCATTAAGGATTGCAACATCCTTTATGGAACTTCGTGACGCCCACAAGTCAATGCCATCACCAGAAGCCTGACTGTCTTTATTGCCATCAATTATTCCGCCAATGATGTATATGTACTCTCGTCTATCGCTCGGCTCCGACTCGATAACATTACAATCAGCATTATTAGCCAATGTTATTCTACCCTGAATCTCCAAAACTGTATAAGAGTAGATTTGGATAGCAGTTGTAGTCGTAAAATTACTTTTTAACACAACTTTCTCCAACCATGTTCTTCCACTCGTCAAAGCATTCAACGCCGCTCGTATCACCGCACTGGCGTCTATTCCACTTACTCCACCAGCATTTCCAGGACCACCATAAGCTATTTTGCCAGCTTGGTCAGAACCTGAACCATATTGAGCATAATAATATATAGTTCCACTAATGGTTCTTGTGAAAACTAAGAAACTGTATGGTTTTTCAAGTGCTAGATCTCCATACCATAATCCGCCTCCACCATACATGCGAGCCTTATCCAAAATTTGCTGAAGGTGCAAGCCGTCTACTGTGTCAGCGTCTAAGCCTTCGCCATGACCAGGATACACAAGGTTTCCTTTAGCCAAGTTTTTATTCACCATACTTGAGTAGTAACGGTTCACCTGTTTTTCTCGGGTCCATAATGTTCACGGTGCGAACCAAATAACATCTGCAACGTGGATGCACATTAGCGTAGATTAAGTCTTCATCGATGATTTCAAGATAGGGAAAGGCTACTCTGAGGTCGTTGCCCGCGTATAAACCTGCATGTGGCAAGCATCTTTCGCAGGTGCGGTCGTCAAACACCATGTGCATTTCCCACTGGTCAAACCTGCTGAAGAATGTGACCAGTTCGTATTCACTGGGTTTCCGCGTTACCGCGTCCACTATTCTTGCTGCTTTCACCACGTTTATTAACTGTTGTGACAAGGTAGCTGTCTCCTTCTCCAGCGAAACCGAATGGTTGAGGCTGTTTGGCTTGAAGAGATGCGCCTTCACCATTAGGTAATGGTTTAAGCTCGTTTAATGCACGCACTTCATCAACAGTCATGTACTGTAGGCGTGTTTGATTAGCTTGTTCCTTCAATAATTCTGCGTTTGCTTCGTCCAATTCGGTGAGTTCAAAAGCACTTACCCACTCGACTTTGTATTTAAGTGCTTCATGTATTGGTTGTGCATCGTGGCGTATCCAACGCTTCACTTTCTCGCTAAGATCCACATCAGTTGTTTTGGCTAATCCTTCAATTTGCCCAGCCTCAACCAAACAGTCAATAACCCAGCGCACACAATCTTCAAGACTGGCTTGAATACGGCTGATCACCTTGTAGTATTGTTGCTGGTTCACTTCGCTGCCCGTTAATGCGCCTGCTTGAGCGCCCCTTAGGATAGGCTCGGGCACGCCACTACCAGCACTGATTTGTTCAAGGTTCGTGTGAAAGAAAGGCACTGGATCAAGAGCACGTCCCTGTGCGCCTCTGAAGTCAAAGTCCATGTCGCCCGTGATGCCAATGTATGTGCGAGCCATCAAATTGGTGAAGGCGCTACTGTCAACCCATTCTTCCAGTTGCTCCTTGGTTGTGCCGGGTGGGAATTTGATGACTGGGAAGCCTCCGCCATTGCGGTACATCCATTGACTTGCTCCCCATCTTATGTTGCGTCCACATGTGAGGTCGTCCCATATTGGGTCGAGTACGCTTAAGCCTGTGCTTCTTGTTTGCAACTTGAAGCAACGACTGTGATGTATGTAGAGGTATTTGCCGTCTCCACGGTCAACCTTGTAGGTTAAGGCTTCGCCGAATCTTCGGCTATTTTCATCCTCATCTTTTATCCATACTTGAACTTTCGTCTTAGGGTAGGCGGCGAGTTGAAGCAGTTGGCTGCCTTGATTTAGTGAACTCTCTAAATTGTTAACGTCATTTACATCGTTGAAGCTACCGACAAGAAGGCTCCAACCATAAGTGCGCTCATACTCCAATGCCTTCGTGAAGATTGCTTTAGCCTTCAACTTTGTTAATGTGTTCTGCACGGCCTCGTCTATTTTTGGGTCTCCGCCCTCCGTAGATAGGTCGTCAACTTTGAACCATTTGTCAAACACATCGTTTGCTATGCCATAGGTTAAGAAGTGGGCTACTGGCTCGCGCTCTGCAGCGAATTCGCGGTCAACGTTGGTGATTGTGTCTCCGAAGCCCGCGCCCAATTCAGTGCTGACTTGTGGAATGCGTATGGATGAGCCTTCGCTGGTGTCGGCGGCGGGATGAATGAATAAGCCACCGTCTTTTGTAACTCGGATGCCCTTAGGTAACTGTTTAACCATGCCTTAACTTCCTTATTCTTATCCGCAGATTACTTTCACCCGTGTATTCAGCATTCTCGATTTTGAGCCCCGCACCAGCGAGTAAACGAGCAAATGTGTTCATGTTCCAGAAGTGTTTATGAAGGTGAAGTTGCATAGAGGGCGGTTTAATGTTTGAGTTGGGGGCTTCAAATGTGGCGTTGCCGTTGCTTCGTAGTACACGCTTCATTTCGCAAAGTGCCAAGGGTGGATTATCTAGGTGTTCGAGTGTGTGAGAACAGTAAATGGAACCGAAGACTTCATTTTGGAATGGGAGATGGTGGGCGTCAGCTCTTATTGTTGGTTTTTTAATTACCATTTCAGCATGTGGGCTATAGCCTGTGTGTATGTCTAGGTTTACGTCGCCATGTGGGTTAGCGCCAGAGCCAACATCGAGTGTGCTCATTTTATCTTAACACCCAAGCTGGTTTCGCCACAGTCCGCAACTGTTGAAATGCTCCACTCACCGCGTCCACTTGGTCATCGTGCATTCCTTGTGGAAACGCTTCAAACTCATCCAATAATACACCAATCCAACTCATTTCTGCTTGGGTATATAGCTTGCTTCTAACAAGTTTTATGTTGCCTGCTTCAGCCGCGCTACTCACTGGCGTCGCTCGTTCCTGTTTGGATCCTGTGGTTTTAACTCCCCAGAAACTGTAGCCGTTGAGCACCTGTCTTGCGTAATAGTCCACTTGACTGACTCCGCTACTGCCAGGTTCTTGTTCCATGTAGATTCTTGTGGATACTCCGTCGAGTTCGGCGGTTTGTTTGATGAGGGCTTCAACTTGTGGCGGTGCTCCTCGCATACGACGGATATCGAGTAGGTGATAGATGCCTTGTTTTTCTCCAAGTAAAGCGCCAACGGTGTAGTCTGGGTCTTTTCCCTCTTTCGGTTTGGTTGCGGCTAAATCCCAAAAACGAACCTTGCGCAAGTCTGCGGGTGCTTCATCGACGATAGTGAACCATTCTCGAAGGAAGATTGAGCCTCCATGCCTCGCTGTCCAGTCGCCATCTAAGTATTGTCGTCTTGTGATTGGGTCGAGCTCTCTTAAACTTTCGATGTATTTTGCTTGGTCAAGATTAGGGTTGTCTGCTAATTTGGCTGGAACAAACACTCGTCCATAGGTTGCTCCTTCATCTATGAATCGGCGTTTTACCCAGTCGTGGCCAATGTTGCCTGGATTACTTGCACTACGCATTCGTAGGGGAATCTGACTGTTTTCCAATCTACGCAAACGACTGAATAAGTACCTGTATTGCGATTCTGTGAATTGCGTGAGTTCGTCGAATCCGATGTATTGGAATGCTGCTGATTGGTATCGGTATTTGTCGTTTTCATGTTCCATGTTTCCAAACGCTAAACTGGCGCCGCTTGGGAAGCGCCAGATGTGGTTGATTCCATCCCATCGGGCCTGTGTTGGTTTCAGCCACTCGATTGACCGTGCGATTAACGCTTCGGGAAGTGTAAGGTCACTGTAGGTGCGTCTAAATAAGATGGCGTTGTAGTTGGGTATGTTGGTGAACATGAGGGCTGCCATGAGTAGGGCATCTGATTTGCCTCCGCCTGCGGCTCCTCCGTATAGGGCTTCTGTGCATGTTAGGCAGAGGAACTCCGCTTGTTTTTGTGTTAAGCCTTTGCCGTCAAGTTGTGGTTGTCTGTGGTTCTGTGGTATCCATTTGTTTTCGAGTACGTAGTGCTTCAAGGTCTCGGTTAATTGCTGCTTCAACTGCTGTAGTGTAGTCTGCGATGATTGTGATATCTCTATTTTCAGTTACCTCCTTCGTGATGGTTAAGGCTTCTATTCGGCGTGTAAGCATGTTACTTACAAGTTTGGTTAGGTTGCGGTAGGCTTCCGTTGGGTTTTCATGTATGATTATGTAGTGTATGCGCATCCATTCTTCTTTTAGCCATTCTTCGAATTCGCCGCTGTTGCGGAATTTGGCGAGGTCTCGGTCTATGGTTTTGTCTTGTACTCCGCAGTGTTCAGCGATTTGTGTTATGGTTTGGCCTGAGAGTAGGTCTTGTTTTATTTTTGGTAGGCGTTGAAGTGTTTGTGTGGAGAGGGACATTCTGGGTCACGTTTTTATTTTTAGTAGTTCGTCTGCGGCTTGGAGTTCACGGAGGATTTTGCACATTGAGTTAGCGTAGCAGTTTTCGCATGAGGGTACGTCTTTTTGTTCTGCGAGGTAGCAGGGAGGCGTAGTCATGAGAGAGCACATCCTAAGCCTTACGATTGCGCTTTCTATCAAGGTCTTCGGTTACGCTTGCGGTGAAGCAGTATCCCCAGAAAAACCATGCAAATGTCCAGATGGCTATGAATCCAAGTTCAGAGAACAATATCATTTGTCATTCACTTTCCTGCATCGTGGGCATCCTAAGTCACCTTGCCTTGCTGAGTATGAATAGTAGTTGTTGTGGATGGGGCAGTAGTAATTTGTCATATGTTACTACCACTCGAAAGGGTGTACCAATATGATTGACAAGCCTTATCATGTAAGAGTTCGTTGCACCATGGGCATTCAAGAAACAGGTTGTTAACCCATCTGCCACAATTTGGACACTTGATGAGTAATACCTGACATCCAGTTGCAGAAGTGCTCATCTGTATCTACGCCTTTGTTTTGCGTTTCAAATACTCAACTACACAACGAATGATGTAGCCTGTGACCAACATTCCATAGGCGACTGCTACGAAAAGAGCTGTTTCTAACCCGTCCATTGTTATGCCTCTGTTGCAGTTATGGTCATGATGAATGTGAAGGCATCAATGTTTTCTATTTTAGGCTTCACATGCAACGTGAAGGTTGTGGATTGCAACGCATTTGGGGGTAATGGTGTGTCCGTGTAGTTCCAAGTTAATGCTATAAAATTTGAAGCATTTATTGGTTGCCAATCACTTGTGTTCAAGGCTAAAGTAGCGATTGTATTGTTTACGTTTTTGATGTATGCTAAGACTGTTTTGTTTTCGCCTGGTGCCAATGTGCCCCAGTTGATGCTTGTTAATCTTGTGGTTTGGTTTGCGTCGGTGTAGATTTCAACGCCAATTGTTCGAATGTTAGATGATGGGGGAAATAGGTTCGATCCAACTGCAATAAGAGCAGTTACCAACACTACGCCCAAGCAAATCATTATGTTTCTTAGGCGGTTGCTCTGTTTTTGCTGGTAAATCATTTGTAAATCGTCACAGTTTCTTGTTTCAGCTTTAATATTTGGTTTTGGAGAGTTTGCTCCATAATGTTGTAGTCGTTCTGCAATTTTTCATAGTTGCTCTTCCATAATGCTGCGTTTTCCTGCTCTGTTGTGGCATCTGCCAGTTTCTGTTGAGATGTGGCGAGTTCGCTTTGAAGACCCGTGATGGTTTTTCCTTGCGTAGTTATTGCGTTTTGCATGGTTACGTATTGTTGAGTGGCATTGCTCTGCACAGTGTCTATTTGTGTTTCTGCTGCTTGCTTGGTTGCGGTAACTCGGTTCTGCATTAACCGGTAGGTAGTGGCGATGGCGGTTATTGCCGCGCCTACTCCACCTATAACTAATTGTAGTTTATCTTGGATGTAAGATGTGACTGTGTTGACTGTGTTCAATGTGGTGTTAAGTGTGTAGGATGCGAAGCCTTGTGGTGTGAGTGGGTTTCCAGCGAGGTAAAATTGAATGGCCATTGCAACCGCGTAGGTAGCTGCAATGAGGAAGAGTATGGTTATGATTAGTTTCCAATTCATGGTTTTTCACCTTTAAATAGGATTGATTGGTTCAAAGATTTCAGGAAGTTTATTGAGGATAGGTTCAAAATATTTGGTGAAGTTGTCTCGAGTTAGCCGTATGTAGTCATGAATGGGAATTAGCAAAGTTTGGTTTTGCACCCATGACCTACCATCGCCATCCTGCACTTTCTCAATATGCGATAATGCCACTACTTGTTCTGTGGATAACCACCATTCAGTAGGATCAGTATGCGTCAACTTTCTCAGGAATTGCAAGCTTGTATCGGACATGATTTCATTTACGCGCACCGTCTTCAACAGTATGATTTTGCCGTCGATCATGCCATAGAAGAAGCGTTCTATCTTCAATCGCCAAACGACCCAAGATCTTCAACTAAATTACGGTATTCGAGGTCGCTGAAGCGTGGCTTAAACCGTATGTAACTTGTTGGATCTTCATACACTTCGATTATGGGTTTCTTTGATTCGGATGGATCTGTGACTGGCCAATGCATGGGGTTGCCTTCTTCATTCTTTTTGATGTTGAACCAACTTCGGTAATATTTGACCATGCCTTTGTCTCGAAGTGGCTTTAGGAGCATGCTTGTGGCAGGGAACCCGTTGGCGAGGAATCTGTCAAGTTGATCTTGGCTGTCATAAACATCCATTTGGATGTCTTGCGCTTTCTCAACGACTTGGTCCCATTTAGTTAAGATGACTCTAACATGTGGATCTGGCTTGTGGTTTCTTCTCCTGTACTCCAGAATGTCATTCATAACTGTGTGTGTGTAAACATCTGGGTCAAAGGTGGATGGATTGCCCCTGAACATTAATGCGTCTAGCGCAGATAAGGCGATGAGAAAGCCCTGACAGTCCTTGATGGTTGCCACGACTTCAGTGTTCACGCTTTGTAAGCGTTGCATGATGATTTGGCTAGGCGTAAACCCTGATGCTCTGGTTGCTATGTAATCGGTGATTTCGCCTGCTACATCGCAAATGGGCACTTGCACTTTCTTTTCTCGCCATCCACGTTGGCAAATAAGCAATCCTGCTTCTGGGGCACGTGGCAAATATGGGTCGGTCTTTTCTGGGAAGTGACCAAGTCGCAAGTTGTTAGCATCTGAGAGGATGTGCGTACTTGTAGGTAGAACCCGACAGTAAAAGTTGGGCTGTAAAGAACTGAGGGTTTCACATGTGTGAACTATGGCTGCTGCTATCGTACTTTTGCCACTCATGACTGGGCCGAGCATGCCAAAGCGTGTTTTTACCTTGTAGCTTTTGGTGTAGTCACCCATCATGTCAACTGGCTTCGGCTTGGCCCACTGGGGAATATACTTGCTCAAGTTTACGCTTCCTTCTTAGCTTCAACAGGTATAGGAACTGGCGGTGCTGTAGCGGGTGATGGTGTCTGTGATGGAGGAGTTGTCTGCCACCCAACTGCTTTTGCGCCTTCTTGAACTGAACTTCTGATTATTTTGAATTTGCCCTTGTAATACAACGCTGACAATAACATGCCAGTGAAAAGCATTCCGCCACCTATTATGTAGACACCATAGCTCATCCACCATGCTGATGCTACGAGGCTTGCATGAGTTTCACCGAGGATTATCCCTGCCTGTGTGAACGTGCCTATTAGCATGGGGCGTGTTGGATCGTAGAGTGCTAAGCCAGCGATGGTTGCGAGGCTAATGATTACAATGAGTAAGAATAGTTTGGTTTTGAAACCCATTTTAATGATTCACCTCCACCACTTTTTGAAATGATCCTCTTCCCCGACTGTCCACTAATACGTCGCCTCGTTCTATTTCGGCTTCGACAAAATAGTGGAATTCTTGACCGTATGGTTTGATGACTGTTTCTTCATTGTAGAATTGAGCTGGCATCATGGCAACTGTTTCCGCTTTTTCATGGTCAAAGTAAGCATAGGTTAAGAGAAGGTGTTTAGCGTCTCGACGTTGCTGCGCTAATTCGCTGCGTTTTCCTCGATGACCTTTGGACATTCCGCACATTCCTCAATGGTTTTGAGTGGCAGACAGTATTATTCCTTAAGCATTGAGTCTTATTATGGTTTTCGCTGTTTATGGTTGTGTCAAGTCAAGTCTCCAAAAGTTTCTTTTGATTGGAATTATGTTCTTTAGTTAAAATTCAATCAAGAGTAGTATTTCCCTTGTACCCTTTTTCCCAAATTATCCAACAAAAACACATGATAGCATGAGCGTTTTTATTTATATGAAAGGGAACACATGAAATTCGGTCTGCAAAAACATAAATTCTGATTGGAGGATTTTTTCTATAAAATTTGTATCGTGCTTTTCCTTCAAGTGCTTGGAGTCGACAAAACAAGGCAATTTTGTTAGCACATTCTAAACTATGCTCCATAAAAGGAAGTAGAAGAGAAAAGGGTGGATTAGTTATAATAAAATCGACTTTCCGTTCAGTGGCGAGAAAGTTTATGCCTTTTTCACCATAAACAGTATCATCTTTCCGTATATCAGATGCAATAATATTAGGGAAAAATTTTGCTATAGCTCCATCTCCACTTGCACATTCCCAACCAATACCCTCAAATTTTTCTCTTTTTAATAGTTCTTCTATAGCAATACTAGGAGTTATATAGAAATCTTCAGGGCTTCTAACCGTTCCTTCGTTGAAGCCAGTTTGCCTTAAAATATCTTTGAGTCGACTCATTTTGGGCATACTCTCATTTTTTTGTGTCTCCCCCAAACAACTTCGGATTCACCATATACAAACCCGCGCTAACAGCCACAATCTTAGGCTTACCACCCGTAAACAACGGTGAAGCAGCCTCATTCACACGGCGGTCAACGGTGCGTTTGCCATGATGCGTCTTAGCCTTGACTATGTTCCAGATTTCACTGAGTTGCGCGGGCCTGTGTTCTGTGTTGTGGATGCTGAACACGGCTTCTATGCAATATTGCATTAGCTGTTGTCGTTCTTGTTCTGTTATGGGGATGCCTTGCGGGCGCCAGCATGGCAACTTCTCGGTGGCGCCAGAAAGTAACTGCTGAGTCATGCCTTATTCTCCGTTAGTTTTTGTTTGCATGCTTGGGCGAAGGCTCGGCTACAAGACAAAGGAATCTTGGCAGCTTCCCAACTTCTCAGCTTTCCATCAGTTGTGGGTTCATCACGCCCATATTGATTGAGTTTTCGGGTTTTTATTCGCATGTCTCGAGGCATTAGGAAAAGAGGATAGTCCCCATAAAAGACATGGCGTTTCCCAAATGTGATATAAGTTTCCGTTCTCGGTTGCAGTTCCTTAAAGTATTTTGTGAGTAACGCCACATTTTCCATTATCCAACAAGTCGGTTTTGCATCTTCCACAAACTTGAGAAAGCCCTTGATTAATGATATGCCATTGTTGGGATTTGGTGGGTTCTTCCATTTTTTACCATAAAGCACGCCAATTTGCGAAAAGTCTCGACATGGTGGGCTTCCCCAAACCACATCATAACCTTGGAAGTCTGCGCCTTTAAGGCGCAACATGTCTGCTTGAATGAACTTGTGCTTGTAACCCAACATTTTAGGAGCATCCACAATATCAATGCCCGTAACATCAAAGTCTTCTATTGCGAAGCCGTCGCTTACGCCTCCCATGCCACAGAAACAGTCAAGCATTTTAAACTTCAAAACTTGCTGACTCATGTTTTCACCCGCTTCACCAAGAACTTTTTGCCCCGCGGGGCAAAACCTTCACTAAAAAGGATTTGTTGATGAGGATGCTTACTTGCAAGTTCTCTTTGCCGTTTTACCTCTCGTTCAGGAAGTATACAATAAGCAGTGGGGCTCCAATACATCCATTGAAGACACATCCAACAATCATTAGGCACATCTTTTTCGTATGGTTTAAAATCTGGGCATATCATATTCTTACCCGCTTCAAATGACTCAGTTTTTCTATAAGAAGAATAAGTGCCACTAAATCATCTTCTCTTTGGATTTCGTGTTTTATTTTTTCATCTTCCGTTAGATTGGTTGCTGCCATTCTCAAAACTTCTATACAATCATAGTAACCCCCGAATCCCATTTTGGATAGGAGAGTATCAAGTTGGTTCCAATCTTCTTTTGCTAACTTCATTTTACCCGCTTCACCAAACCACACAATCCTTCATTAAGTTTTCCAGAGGTCGCAGCAACTCGCAGCCAAAACCATCAATTTTCGCTTACTACAAAACGCTTCATAAGGAGGTTGAGCTTTTGGTCGTGGTCGCCAAAAGTGGCAATCACTTGGTTTACGAGTCTTATGGTTACTCACCACACTGTACTTGTCGATGCGAAGTTGCCAATTGCCTTCTCGATGCTGATTATTGTATTCTCGTGCTTTTTCTCTCATCCATTCGGAGAGGCTCTTTCCTTCACGCTTTAGAATGTTGAGCAGGGTCTCGAAGTCTTGTTGAAAATCATGTGGGACATAGAAGGTTTTTTCAGGATTCTTTTTTTTGGTTGAAGACATAGACATACACATACCTACATGTACATATCATTTATTTATTTATTTATTTATTTAGGTGAAAAGAACAAACCATTCTTTTAAATGGACAAGTCTTTCTTATGCAAAAAATTTAAGTGTGGAACCGAAGAAATAGTGAAGATTGCCCACACAAAACTTTGTTAGACCGTTAGTGATCTCAACTCTCTCAAATAAAATGTCTGCTAAGGGGCGTTAGGGTGGGCAACGCCTCAACAACTAAGGATAGTACTCTTTTATGGTGCACTTGTCCTTTGTTTTCGTTGTCTTCGTTATGCTATGTTTCTCCTCTCGCTTCACCTTATGACGTGGAGCAAATACATGATCCCAAAAACCCTGTTTCGTAGCCTTAGGCATCAACCGATCATACATGCTATCTTCAAGGATTCTTTCGGCTTCATTCACGTTTTTTGTCTCCATACCACTTTAGAATTTCATCAACTGCTTTCGGACTATAGCATTGAAGTTGAAGCCACATCTTCAACATTGTTTTTCGACTCACCATTTTTATCATTCTCCATTACTACCTATAGCAAACCATATATATAACGTCTTATAAAGGTTACTAATTAGTGATATACATGTCTACAGAAATTGAAATGACAACCATCCAAATAACAAAGGGTCAAAGAAGAGACTTGGAGGCTATGAAAATCATCCCTGAAGAACCAATCTTCAAAGTGATGGAACGGTTGCTAAAAGAGTTGGCGCGACTTGTTGAAGCTGAGAATGAGTGTAAAGTAAAAGTGTTGAAGGAGAGCGAGAAACAGTGAAGCGTATTCAACGGAAAAGAACTCTTTTCTGGCGTATGCCACCTAACACGGTTTATGTTGGGCGACCATCCAAATGGGGAAATCCATACAAAGTAAGTGAATTCAACGACCCTGATGAGTGCCTTAGACTTTATCGTGATTGGCTCCAACGAAATTTAAATGGTAAACCAGATTTTCTTGACCCATTAAAGGGAAAGGATTTGGCTTGTTGGTGTCGACTTGATAAACCCTGCCATGCTGACATTCTGCTTGAATTCTTGGAGGCGAAGAAACAGTGAAGTTGCCACCCTGCTTCGATGCTCGCAACCTACCATGCAAATGTAAGAAACATTGTTGGAGAGAAAAACCTTGATTGTTGATATTGAAGATGTAAGGCGCCTAATCAAAGACGCATTAGACCACCATGACCGAATCCATGATGCTTTCTCTGAAGGCCAAGAAATTGCTTTGCGAGAAATCATAAGAGATGAAATAGAAAAGTTAGATGCAGCAGGCTTCTTTAACCATGACCATGAAGAGGGTGAGATGAAGCATTATGTTAAACGAGATGAAAAAGACGCTCAGAGCGGTTGAGGAAAAGAGGAATCAAAAATGGTTAAGAAAATGGTGAAATGTGAAGTTTGCGGAAAAGGCGACCTCGACCAAGGACAAGATTTCTGTTATGGGTGTGGACATATAGTTTGCACAGATTGCTGTTACGATTCAGAATACGATGAGTTTCTTGCCAGTAACAACTGTGAATGTTGCCCGATCTACGCCGACACATGTGGACTTGTGGGTTTATGCGAAACAGAAACTTGTGCTTGCCTCACCTGCAAGGATGGAAGCAACAAGTCAGAAAGTTGCGAATTAAGATGGAAGGCGAAACCATGACAACTGAAGAAATCTACAAAGATGGTTTATGTGGCAAAAAGCTTCGCGTTAAACGGTGGGAACGAGGCTATAGTATCAAATGTTCACGGAAAACCATTGTCTGTAGACCATACTACGAAGACCACTATCAAACGGATATAGGCTCATGGTGTAAAGGTTGTAAGAAGGCTACCAAATGAAGACTCTTTCAGGCAAACCAGGCGAAAAAACTGAGCACATGGAATACTGGTACTGTCCAAAATGTGGAAGAATAAAAAGAACCGACTATGAAATTGTCCATTATGAGAATGACTTGTTGATGTTTCATCGTGTTTGTGGAGCTAAATTGAAATCGTTGACTTACACACGAACAAGCATCTTTGCCACAAAGTCCCAGTTAAGTTTGGTTACCTTAGTTCAAGAGAAGTTGGGAAGACCACCGAAGCATCCTGGGAGAAGGCCTCTTCACGGTTGGATGGAACCTGACAGTTTAGATGAAGTGTTGAGGAGATGAATAAAGAATGAATTGGATTGATTGGGCATTTGGCATAGTAAACGGTATAATATTTGGCGTGGTGATTCGTGAGGTTTATCAAAGATGGATTGAAAGTAAAGAGGAGGTGAAAATGGATGACTCCAGTTTTAAGTGAAGTGTTGCAAGTTGTTGAACCATTCAAAACATTGCTAAGCGTAAGTGAGGAAGGCGACTACATCATAGTCAAACCGAAACAGTACATCGCCGACCAACAAACTTACAGTGACATAGGACGGGCAATGCACACTGTCAACGCAGAATACATGCGAGAACACAAAAACATTCATTGGCGCATCTTGAAGGCGGAGGCGAATCCGAAGCTGTCGCTGGCTGTTAACCACATTCAAAAAGCACAGGAACTAATGATACAAGCATTGCAGGAACTAAAAGAAGCAGGCTACTAACCACGGCGAATTGCATGATTCCAGAATTGTTTGTTCTCTGCACTCGCTTGAATAACATCCAATTTTTGCACAAGCAACTCATCTTTTGTACGCGGTGGGAGACTCCGTACATCAGCAGTATTCAGTAATGTTGCAGACGTTTTGAATCCTTGAGGTTGACTTGCGAAATCATGTTCAACAATTACCACATCAAAGTTGGTTGCAGGGATGTTCTCAGCGGGAATAGTTAGTGAAAGTCTATCACCAAGTTTTATGTTGGTGTTGCCCTTCGTAACCAAGTCAACTCGAATTGGCGGGTCTTTCAATTGGTATTTTAGGGTTTCTGCGCGTCTGCTGCATTCTGTGTCATCTCGCAGTTCTTCATCAACAATGGCTTCTTCTCTTACGCCATATAACCCATAACTTGTAGCATCCTCGGCAGTACCTACAAAATTGCGACTGTCAAAAAATAGTTTATCAATGTAGAAACTACCTGTTCCCGTACCAGAGAACCAAACATAAAATTGGAGAGTTGTTATTACTTCCCAGTTAAAGCCAGATGTAACATTTTCCCAACTGTCAACATTCTTCTTCCCCGCTGGAATGTTAATTATTATCCAGTTAACGGAGTTGGGGATGTTAAAGTTTTTTAAAGCAGTTTTGGCGCCGTTGTCCGTTATTAGAAGTTGCCCAAAGGATCCAAGAGATGCTTCACGATAAATTAAGAAATTGATGCTTGGATAATAGTTGAGGTTGGGACGCATAGCCGCAGGAATGTTAAGTATTACGCTTCCATGGTAGTCTGCGACTGTTGTATTCTGCCGAATAGAATAGGACCCTAACGCTTTTGTTGTAGGATCCGCGGTTGTTGTACCTGTGCCTGTTCCAGTTACCCAATCGTTTGGTGGAGTGGCATCAACATCTAATGCTTCGGTGAATGTGTCTTTTCCCAAAGATGCTCTTTCGAGTGCCCCATAAACATAGATTTTGTTTCGCACAGACTCTAAATCACGCAGAACCGTGTAACTCTCAATGTTCTGCCCTACCGTTAATGTTTCAACGCTTGCGCCAGAACGAAAAGGAGATGTGCCATCTCGAGAAGCCCAGACAAGATTATTGTTAACGTCAACATACCAATCTTTCTTAACTATGTTACTCCCATCATACCAGTGATCACTAATTGTACGTAGTAAATTAAAGTATGATTCATAACGGTCTGGATCAATTTCAATGCTGATTGGCATTGCCCCCGTATCTGTGTCAATTAGACTCGTGCCCAAACCACAGTCTGTGGCTACAGTTGTTGCAATAGTGTGTGGTGCTACTAAAGTCCATGATGTTTTTCCCTTCAATTTTCTCAGTAAAACTTCACCTTGGTCTTTGCCGTTGAACTGACGAAAATAACCCTGCATATTCAAAGGTGTTGAAATCTGGCTTATTCTTCCAACAAAAAGTGGATCACCACTAAAGGAGTCGCCTTCATACCCAAGCCAAATTTTTGCTTTGTCAAAACCCGCAATGTCATAGTATCGATATTTTCCACCAAATTCTGTGGGTAACAGAAAATTGAAGTTGCCAACCGCATTGGTCAACGACTGTTTAGTGTGAATGTGGGCAACGTTTGTGTTGAAAGTGTAAATTTTGTTTGCGCCATGCCACACTTCAATTTGGCATTTTGGAGCAAGACTCAAGTGATAATCTCCTGTGTGATTTCAGCAGCGGATACAGCGGCCATAACTGCACCACTAATGAAAAAAGCCCAGCCGATCGGGCCCATACCAGCGTATGCCGCAGCTACAGTAAGTTGAAGCATATGTGCAGTCATGGCGGCTTTTTGCATGAGATTAATCATTTCGTTAAATTCAGGTGGCAAACCAGCCTTTTGCAAAAGAGAAAGTGCGCGGTTAAGCACCGCAACAAACTGGTATAGTTCTTTCCTTGCGGGTTCAACATCAACTGTTAAAGTAAAGTCAAGAACTTGCTCTTCACTCATGGATTTTCGCCAGCTTCTTTAACTCGTCTCACTATTGTTTCAGCTCTGCTGATTACTGTGAGCATTTGTGAGATTGCTCCAAGCGTCAACAAACCTTCTGTCCGCTGTAAAACTCCACGACTAATTAAGAATCCAAGTTCACCTTTCACTTGGTCATAGGCAGGTCGCATGTATGGATACTTCGATTCTACAGCAGCAGCATAATTAACAAGTTTACCCGTTTTAGGATTAGTGATGTATCCTCCGGCTCGCAGTCGGATTGAACGATAATTTAATTCTTCACCGCCACGCTCAACTCGAATACTATCTCGCAGAGAGCCAGTGTCAACTCGCACATAGACTTGGGCTAATGCCTTCATTAAAGTTACTGCTTGTATGATTTCTTCCCATGCACCTTCAAGCATTTTCTCAGGTAACTGAGCCACTTCACCTTTTACAACATATAGGCTCATTTACCATACCACCCTGACGAACCAAACACGCTCGCATCGCCCACATCACACTCTTCTAGTTGAATGCTGTAGTGGAGTTGATAATCGCTATTTTTGTCTTGTGTAAAACTAAAACCTTCAGGCGCAGGTGTAACTTTAAAGTTGCCTTGGTCACTGGTGAACCATTGAAACTTCTTCTCGCTGAGGATTCGCATGAAAAATTCTCCGTAAGTTAGGTTAGACCCGCCCCACGATTTGCCACTACGCATAGGACCTTCAATCATGATTGATGTGTTGCCTCGGCCGAGCATCTGAGTGACGTCTGTGTCCCGTCCTGGTATTGGTGTGATTGCTTTTTTGATTCGGGGTGTAATGATTAGTCTATCATAGTTGTGGAAGGTTTGCGTGCCAGCGAAAATGCTTACGAAGTCAAAGTAAACGTTGCCTATGTTCTGCGTGGCGTATAGGCGTATCTTGTCGATGGTTTTGCCCGCTGTGATGCTATCGCTGAATGTTGCCCATGTGAGGCTACTGGCCTCTGGCATGATGGTTTGTGTACCACTTGTGAAAACTAAGACCACTTTTGCTTTGATGAGTGTGCTTGAAGTCTTGTAGCGAACGATGAATTTGCTGTAACTGTCACTGCTAATATTGCTGGTTCCTAAGTCGTACTCATAGTAAACGATTTTGTTGCCTACTGCGCTGGCTACGGCTATGTTGAAGACTGTGCCGCTATCAACGGTAATGGTTGCTGACATGCCATCTTCATGTTCAGTCCAGTCTGTTTTGTCGCCACAGTCAGTTTGCCAAGCGACGCCCCATGTAACTGTGGGCAAAGTCAAGTTGACGCCGTCCTCACATACGTTAACGTGTACTCCATGTCATACATCCACATACCACCCAAATCAATCTTGTTAGTTCTCCGCACATCCAAATTGCGTTGACTACCTTGTGGATAAGTCTCGCAAATATACTGCAGTTCCGCAGCCATCTTATGTGCTAACCCATCACCACGACAACTGGTACTGTCAACCGCCATAACATGAATGGGCACATGATCCTCATAGTCTCTTATGGTTTGGTCTCCATCGCGTAGGGGCGTACTGTTGGGCTGATCAACCACATATAAGCCTTGAACAGGGGTTGTGACATGTCGAAATTCAAGTGACAGAGGGTAGGGCGGATTGTTAAACATTATGCCATACTCTGCTTCTGTTGAATCATCATCTTTTGTGATTTGTGAATCTCGTAGGTGAAGTGGCGCTGAACCAATCATCCACGCTTTCATGTTGTATCGTGCGTCTTGAGGCCGTGTTTTAGTCCATGTTGCCGTGCCAAAATCAGCTTGATACATCTTTGCGTGGTTCATGTGGCAGTCACGATAAATGAAGCCGTCTAAGAGTTTGTGGTCGACTACAGTTTCAACATCCCAGTAGTTGCCGTCGCCATCAAGTATTTGGTCGCCTATGCTCACGGCATCGGCTGTTCGCCCAACTGCGTCGAGGCTTGGATAAATTCCTGCCAATAGAGAAAGTCGTATTGCTCCTTTCTTTTGAATCACCATATCTATTGTGCTTGGCGTGTAAGTTTTGGTTCGCCATCCACTCCAACTGTCACGACTGGCATGACTGCCTAGACTAAGGGTTCGGAGTGTTACTGAGGCGTCGCCAGTCAATGCCAATAAACCTCAATTGTCGAGTCATCTGCATAGTTGCTTATTACAACTTGTAGTATGTTGGTTAAGCCATTCCAGAACCAATCATCTGCGCCAGTAACCTTGTAGACATCAAGTGTAAATTTAGCTTCAGGATTAACAGTGAAGATTCCAATGCCTGTGATAGTCAAGGTTATTTTTCGTGATATTTCATCGTAGTTGCTGGTGACTGACCGTATCATTAATGGTGTAGTGCAAGTTTCAATGTAGGGTCTTCCAGCGCCTATGATTGCTGGGTAAAAATACACTATTATTAGGCCTGTTTGGTATTCTAAAATGTCTACTGAGTAATATGTGGTTTCCCAAGTGTATGATGTTGCATTTACTATCCACGCGGGGTAGTAATTGCCTGCGGGGGGTGCAATGGTTAAGTGGTTGTTGAAGTTGGTGAGGCTGGGCCATTCGTAGTGGCCGTTTGCGTCGGTTAACCAAGTGCCGTTGATTAAGACGTTGGCTAATGGTGTGGATGGGTAAACATAGGCTGTTAATTGCCGTATGACTTCGTGGCTGACGAAGAAGACATTTTGGCTTAGACTCCATTTGCCTTTCGTGTTGTTGGTGTAGATTTTGTATTCGACTCTCGCTCCAGCCACTGAGTCAACTTCGTACCCTAAACTGGCACTGTTCCAACTCCAATACGTTGGGGTTCCAGCAGGGTTTTGGTAGGTGCTGTTCACCCATGTTTCCGTGTTGTTTGTGCTAAAGATGAGCCCTTCAAGTCCATAGTCGTCTTGAATGACCGTAGAGAAGGTTATGATTGAGTGCCAAACGGTGGTGCTGTGAGAAAGTGAAAGAATTGTGGGAGAAGTGTAATCTGTGGTTGTACGCCTCAGAGTTGCTGTAGCCCATTGGTTGTCAGTATCGTTGACATAGACTCTGAAATCAACTATTTTGCCAATTATACCATTCAATGTGTAGGTGTGGTTGAAATTGCCTGCTGTAGGCGCTCCAGCCCATGCAGTCCATGTTTCGTTGACCCAACTGCCCGAATTGTTTGAGCTAACGATAAATCCTGACAGACCAACATCATCGATTGCTGAAGCTGTGAGTATGGCTGGCATACTAATTGTTGTTGTGTTTAGCGCCAAACTGTTTATCCAAGGCGGGTCTGAGGTCCCTGGCGATGCTGAAAGAATTAAGGTTCTCTCACTAACTTCGCTCCATACTCCATCTGTGTCGTTTACCCATGCTCTGAGATGCACGGCGGAAGCCGTGCTATTGAGGGTTAATGTTGTTTTCCAACTGCCTGAAGCGCCAGAGCGTATGATATTGTATGCTTCTTTGAATGTTACTACGGATAATCCATTAGATTGAATCTGGTTTAGAACAGTGTTGAAGTTTGTCGGCGTTATTCCATAGGCTGTAGGAAAAGTTTTTACATCGTGGGTTAGCAAGACAACATATTGAGCAGTTGTTTTTGCCATCGCAATCGCTGATTGAATGTTCTCTGCATAGTTTGAATTGTAAATCTCGTATGGCTTAATCGCATAGTTACTTGAACCATCCCAAACAGTTTCCATCCAAGCGTGTCGAGCTAAAAGATAGTTAGGTGTTACATAGGATAGCACTTCGGAATCATCTGAGCCTTCACCGTATGGATAAGCAAAACTGATGACGGGAGCACAACCAGCTATATTGGCTTCAAGCCATGTTTTGCTTCCAACAACTTCATCACTGAGGGCGGGACCACTTAGCGTACCTAAATGTGGATGTGTTTTCGTGTGTGAACCTATTTCCCAATCTGCGTCGGAAAGGGCTTGCGCTATCGCTGTGGCGTTAGCTTTAGTTGTGATGACGAAGGCTACTCCATCATAGCCGTATGAATTCATGTAGCCAAGTGCGATGTCGCTGAGGCTTTGGTCATTATCGTCAAAAGTGAAAATGATTGCTCCAAAACTGCCCGTGATATTTACTGCTGTGCCTGTGTTGTTGGTTTCGAGTTTCCAATGGCTCAGTTTCAAAGTAGCGTCGGATGACACCAATCCTGTTATGTTTGCTAATGCGCCTTGAGTGTTATTGCTAACTTGGATTTCTCCTGCGTGTGGTGGTTCTGGCTCTGGTGGTGGTGGTGGTGGTGGAACATCATGCGCATTATAATTGTAAAGGTATTCTTCGTCTGCATAATAAATGACTGGCGCATTTCTTAGTTGACTCCACTTATACATTGTACTGCGCACTGAATCAGTTGTGGCTGTTTCGATTCCTTCAATGTTGAAGACAAGTCTTGTTGCCCTTTTGCTTGGGTCTGGATTGTTTGGGTCTGTTACCCACCATTTGAATACGCCAGTTTGGGTTACGGTTTTATGGACATAGTATTCGATGCGGAACCATCGGTCTGCTGGAAGTCCTTGTGGTTGAGCAATAACATTATCTGCATAACTAACGTATCCTGTTCCACGGCCAGCACTCAAACTATAAGGTATCGCTGCTGAATCTGTGAAGAAATATTTGAATTGGTAAGCAGCTGTTCCAACCGTGGCTCCACCACCACGCAATAACCAACCACCATCAGTTATCTCGAAATAGAATGGAAACCAGTATTCTCCAGTACCTTCAATATTAGGACTCCATGCTGTGTTGACTGGGTTTCTTTCGTCATATCCACCCCAAGAAGTCCAACTACTTCCCATGTAATTGACAAATGCGGAAGGAAAGTAGAGCCACCTTGACTCATAAATGTCTGTGTAGAATTGCCCAGAGAGGTCTTGGCAGTTGAGTAGGTAAGCGTTTGCTCCGCCTTCACCAATCATTTTTAAAACGTTTGTTCCACCATTCGGTGGACTTGAGATTCCTTGGCTTGCGTACGTTTGAACTTCTGCGTGCCCGCCTCCAGTATTTCCATATTCTGTTTCTGACCAAGGTGCAGAATTTAGGTTGTCCCATGGGTTCCAGTTTGAAATTATGCCGTAGCCAAAGTTGACGGGGGGACTGTATTTTTCCCAACCAGTGTAGGCTAAGAAGTCACTGGACATATCTGGGTCTGGAACAGAATATGCGGGAGGCACATTGAATAGTAAAAATGGTAAAAGACCGATGAAGAGCAAAATCATTAGTATGATTGGTTTTGCCCTAACAACCCACTTCAAAATGTGTCACCTATGGATAATAGTAACTTTCAATGAATTCTGTGTTATTCCATGTGTTTGTTACGACTGTGAAGTTTCCATGCATGCCCATCCAGCCAGCGTATTTGAAGACGCTATTGTAAATTCTGAGTTGTGTGCCATCGGTGTGTTGAATTAAGGATTCTATGCCATAATTGCCGATTGAGCCATCTCCGCCGAGATAGGCATAGGATGAGGGTGAGCAGAAGACTTGGGTTAAATCAATAAAGCCTGCTTTGTTAGTGTCATAGACAACTATCCCATTGCCTCCAACACTTTGTATGACAACTTGAGTTAGGGAGATTGTTGCGTTGTAGTCGCTTGTAATATAAAGGGTCATGCCTCTTTGCCCCGACAATGCGCCGTCTTTACCGTTTTCAATGAAAATGTTTCGTCCACGTACAAATCCAGAACTTGCGATTTCTATGGCAGCGGTTTTTGTTACATTGTCATCCCAATCATCTGCGTTGCTGGAGATGCTGTCAAGGTCAATTCCCATTCCTGCAGCATGAAAACCTGTTCCATAGTTGAGATAAGTGTAAATGTTTGAAACCTCTACAAATTGGTCTGCACCATCGAGGTAAATACCATATCTGTTGTAACCTGCCCAGAGGTGATCTAAGATAACGCCATCATTTGTTCCTCCGTTGGTGGTTAACCAAAGTCCATAATAACAGTTGATGAACCCAAGATGGTGGAAATAGCCGTTTATGATATTGGTTGCTTTTAGACCAGCATTGCCCGAAGTCATTGTTATGGAAGATGCATATATGTCCAAGTAGGGTAGCGCGTGACCGCTAAAGATTATGTTTCCCACTTCAACGCCTTTTGTAAGAACTCCGCTGGCTGCATCGTAACCAACATTCAGTATTGTTCCTGTGAAACCATCGGCGGATTGGAAAACAACGCCTTGCGGAAGGTTTGCAGGCATTGTTTTTGTGGCTAAAACATCAGTGAAAAAAGATTCACCGAGCAATTTTAATGTTTTAGCATAGGTTGTGGCTGCGGCTGGTATCAAAATCGAGGCATCAAAAGTGTAAAGCCCCACCTTAAATAAAATGGTTCCACCATCATTAGCAAGCAAAATAGTAATTGCATTGTTTATGATTTGGCTTGCGTCTGTTCCCACAAAAGGTATGCTTCCATCGGTTCCGTTTTTGGCGAAGTACCACATGGTCCCCGACACGTTTTTAGCAAACACAAGATAGCTGTAGTCTTCGTTTTGGCTTTCATCCTCAATGAAAGTAGTGAGTAGGCCGTTTTCCCAGTGTTTGAAATCGTAGTTGTGGTAGTCAAGCAATGTGGCTGTGGCGCCAGAATCAATCGTTACAGAAATGCCAGTGGCCCCTGATTCAAGGATTAATGTAACCTTATTCTTCAATGTGACAGCAGCGTTATAGGTTCCCGTGTAGCTTGGAGCCTTCACATAGACGGTTCCCCCAAATGTTGTGCTTTTATCTATGCCCCACTGAATAGCAGCATCATCATCTGTGCCAAAATACTCACCTAGCAACGTTGACATGTTACGAGTGGCATAGAAAGTGCTGTTGTACTGCCAAGTGATGTAGCTGGCTTCACTCCAAGCCTCAAGCGGGTCCTCGAGTTCTGCTTTGATTTTACCAATCATTTCAAACTGGTAATACGCGTAGAGACTTGCGGTTGCAAGCAAGATGATGCTTGCTAACAGCAACGCTATTGTTGTAGTTCGCATTCGTTTTGTATCCAATTTATTCATCTCCATGATCATGCAGTGTAGATATCATAACTGAATGTGACTGAGCCCATGCCACTATGATAAATGTAGATGTTGTTGTTATCCCAGTTCACGCCGAAAGCGTAGGGTTGCACGGCTTTAGGCGTAGCCTGTACTCGCTGGATGTTTGCGCCTTGACTATGCGCCTTAGTGATTGGCGAACTACCTGATACTGTGCCATGTTCCACGCTGCCCGCGGGTGAGGACCCGTTAACGGTTAAGTCGCCTTCGATGGTTAAGTCGCTTACAATTATCTGCGCGTTTGCGTCAGTCTTGCTGATTGAGTCATCAACCATACCATTTAAGCGTGTGTGGGTTATTTTTTCCATCGCAATCCATTGAGCTGGTTTCGTCATTTAACTCGCCTTTTTTAATTCAGTTAGAATTTCAGTCCACAGTTTTGAAGCGTCGACACTTTTGAGTTTAGGCAATATTTCGTTATCCCAGATAGGAACGTAAACATCGCATCGCGCATTGCCACAACGAGCAACACCACAATATGCCTTATCCATGTTCATCACTCATTTGGTAATGGATCGTTCGCTATGACAATTGGCAAACTCTTTAAGCGTTCAATAGCTTTCTCAATCATCATCATGCTAAGTTTGTAGTCTGGATCAATTGAAACGTAGCCTGCGCTTAACGCTTCAACGCCTATTTGACTGCCTTTTTCCTTGTAGGCTTTAAGCATCAAGTTTGTGAGCCATTTCACCACAAAGATTTCAGCGTCTGTGCCAGTGATGGTTTTGGCTCCTGCCTCACCACCAAGATCAGCTATGGTTAAGCCCGCTTGCAAGTTTATCCAGTCTATTGCATCGTCGATTTTGTATTCGAGGATGGTTAAGGTTAAGCCGCTGAAGCTTGCGGTTGTGTAGCCGTTTTCGTCTAGGACTCGTTGGGCAATGTTTGTGATTGTAGTCATTTTTTTATGGTAACTCCTTTACTTTTTCGAGTAACTGTTGTTTCAACGATTCATAATCTTTTTTGAGTTCTTTCACATCTTCTGCGGGCAAGTGCTTTTTTGTTCCAGCAACAACGTATTCAAGTCGGCTTAAGCTAATGTTTTGGGCTATTTTGCGTAGGAGAAGGTTGATTTCCATTAGTTTCTGTTGATTCTCGTATCGGATACAACATTTTTTCACCTTACACTATTGACATCATGATTCTTAGCCACTTGCCACTTGAACCCAGCTATACGTGTCAGCCGCAGACTTCATGCATTGATAGCTTTTGTCGGCTATGCCTTCGACACCTTCAACCCGAATCATTGCACCCCGATACTCTTCACCAGCAACGGGCAGTAAACCAGACTCTTCGCGTAACCCAACATTGCCCATATAAAAATATCCTAACTGAGCAATGTCTCTCCAAAGATAGACAGGACGCCCTAAATCCCAAGGACCACCACCACCAGGAAGGAAATGGCTGTCAACCGCAAATGTATCACCCGTAAAGTCGAAGGTCATCAGGGTTTTTAGTGTCAACTCATCTGCAGAGATGCCGTAAATGTAGAAAGTACCATCAAAATTGACTATGAAGTAGCGTGGCAGTTTAGTGCCGATGGGATTTTCTGTGTATAGGTCAATGAAAGCACCAGGGTAATTTGGCGGTAGCAGAGGCATGTCGCTCGGCGTTTTACCGCCAACAATCACTCTGGCTAAGTTGTTGTAGCCTAAACTCCGCCCTTGCCAAATTCCTCGAAGCCACGCTTTAGAATTTGAGCCTATGCTGTATGTTTCGGATGTCGCTGGCAGCAAGTCACCGTCAAAAACAAGTTCACCCAAAGGATGCGTGTGCGGACCCCCACCACGATAGGGTTGCGTGATTTGCTGAATAATTCGCGGCTTAGAAAGTTCGTAAAGCAAGTAAGCGAGAAGTAACCGTTGAGCACGAGACTTCAATGCCATGGCTTATTCCTTCTCGATTTTCGCCTTCAACAAATCCATGATTTCCTTCTCGTAACCATCCAAATCAAGCTTACTCTTCAACATTTGAATGATTGTGTTCTGCTGCTGTTCAATGTGGGTTAAACGAACTTCGAGACTCACCAAATCCGTTGCTAACTGCTCTTTAATTTGCCTTGTGTTCTCACGCTTCAAAACTTCAAGAAACTCATCAGTAGCAGACAGAGGATTCTCCAACTCTTTGGTTTTAGTGAGGAACTTTTCTATTTCAGGCTTAACCTTACTCATTCTCATTCACTTCTCTAAGGTGACGTAACCAAAACTTTTCAACAAGACTGTAACTTGGGTAGGTGCCATCCATCAATCTGCCATACCCGTCAATCAGCAACTGCCCAACATTATGATGTGGCTTCTCGCCTATGTGCCTGCGAATCCACAACCACAACTCTGGCTTACCATCTGGCTTGTCGCTATGTCCATGATTCCAAACGCCCCACACATTAACATCACTACTCAAAATTTCATCCTTGTCAAATTCGCCTTCCAACACTTGATCAGCATCAATCACAAAGTAAACATCGCCTTCTTGCCCCACAAGATAAAGGTCTCGTTGCAAATGCTGAGGCAAATCGGCGGAAAGAATGATTTCGCAACCATACTTCTCCGCAACGGCAACAGTATCATCGGTTGAATGTGGCGTGTTAAATTCGGGTCCAGTGCGCCAATGCTTGCTGAATCTGCCTTCCACAACAACTATGCGGTCGGCATACGGCTTAATGGATTCTAAGCATTGTGGAAGCGTTTTCGCCATGTTGTAGGACGCGATGCAAAAGATTAATTGTGGTTTCTTAGGCATCACAAACCATCTTTTGCTCACGCGCTAATTCCTGTGCCTTCTGCATAAGCGCGGCAGTGTGCGGGTTGAAGTCTAAGCGTTTGCTAAAGTCGTATGGTTCGCGGAGTGACTGCGCTAAATGGTGAATCGAAAAGTCAGCTAATGGAAGTTGTGCGCTGGTACGGTTACTGACTGGAATTAATTTACCATCAATATTAGGGCAAGCGTATGCTGATCCAGCAGTATGCTGCATTCCTTTCTTGAACTTGTAAATGAGATTGAGTAACACACCGTTTGTTTCATACGCGATTTCGGTTGGGCATCCATTTGGTGTTGACTCTGCTGGACATTTTAACCAAACTGCCCAAACGTCATTTTCACTTAGTTTTTCTTTTAGCGCATCCTTGTTTGGAGATGTGGTGTTTAGTAGCCAATCGTCATCCCACACTATAAAGTAGTCTCCTTCTGTGCCTACTAGATACAAGTCACGCGCTCGTAACTGTGACAAATCATCATATGAACGAAGCATTATTACTTCTGGATATTTGTCTTGGTATTCAGCGATTATTTGGAGTGTATCATCAGTGCTATGTGGTGTGGGGTACACATTCACGAATTCGGCGAAGCGCCCTTCCACTATCACTACTTTGTCAGCAAATGGTAGGATTGACTCAAGGGTTTGGCGAAGTGTTTTGGCACCGTTGTATGTGACTATGCAGAAGATTAGTTCTGCTTTACTCTCCGAGAACTTCGATGTCTGCGGGGTCAAAGAGTTTTAGTCGCTCCCTAGTTACCGTGAATGTTGAGCCTTTTTCGAATGTGCCTTGCTCGAAGTGTAGTGTACCAACTTTCACCTTCACTGTCACCACGTTGGCTTCCTTGGTTTTAAAGACTGGTGTTTTGACAATGGTTTCTTTTATTGGTACTATTGGTTCCTCTGGTATCATGAATGGGCCCGCGTACTCTATTGGTTTCTCTTCAGTTTTCGATGCCTCTTTTTTCTTTATTGACATTTTTGGTTGTTACCTCCTCATATTTTATGTTATGACGAAACCCGTAAAAAATGGGGGATTGCGGTTAACTAATGTGAGTGTGCTTAACCGCCAAGCACAGTCATCTTGCAGATTGCGTTTGTATCGTAGACAACTGGTAACCCACGAGCGTAAACTCTGCCGAATAGGCCGCTGCCTTCCCTTGCACTCATTGTTTCAGTGTCAACTGTGAAGTCTTCTGCCACAACGTACTCGAACATGCCAATTGGGTTTGCTTTGGTTATCATGGCTGTTCCAGCCGTTATGCTTGCGGACACGTAGATTTCTCCTTGTATGCGCTCTTTGATCCATGTGAGGTAGGGTACGGCTGTGCTTGTGATGAATTTGGCTGCTTGGTTGTATTGTGCTGGGTTGCATGTGAAATTGTAGGGTGGGAAAATGTTGTCTGTCATAAGTTCCGATATGGCGTCGTTGATGCTTGCGCATATGCCGGTTGTTGCGTGTTCGGGGGCGCTGCTCCATGTGTTGCTTGTGGATTCGCTGTTTGCAGCCGCGTTGTATAAGCCGTTGATGTCGTAGTTTGTTCCGTCTCTGCTGTAGCCGAGGATGAGCAATTTGTCTTCTTCTAAGCCTACTTTGTACCCTGCAGATTCAGCGGTTACCGTATTCAATGGTGTGCCACTTAGTCGAGAAGCTGCAAGGTCAAGTTTGTTGATGATGAATTCCTTGTGAACTGTGGGTATTGCAACGCTTGTTCTTCCAAGACCAATGTTGTCTAAGGCTTCTCTGCCGGGCCATGCGACGTCGATTTGCGCATCTGAAGATTCTGTTAATGTGTCGTAGCCGAAGGTTTGTGTTGAAGGGTCTATTTTGCGGATGGGTAACAATCTGCGTCCAACGAGTTCTCTGCGGGCTGCGAAGACTACGCGGTCTAGGATGTATTGGCTTTGCTCTGTTGTTAGTGGTTCGTCGCGTCCAACGTTTCTAAATTTGTTCATGTTTAGATTACGCTCCTCACCATGATGTCAACGATTTCCGCAATGTCTGCTACTGTTTCTTCTGCGTATGCTACGATTGGTCCGTCTGCACCGTAGGTTCCTGTAGCTGTAATCGTGGGCTGTGCGCTTGTGCTTGTAACAGCCGTTGTGCCTGAAGCTACGACGGCGGTTGCGACTGCTGCTTTCTTGACGCATCCGCTTGTTCCCATCACGAGGGCATCGCCTTTCTTGAGGGTTCCTTGGCTTGCTTGAAGCGCAGCTACGAGTACGAAGCCCCCACCGTTTAGAACGGCTGCTTGAGCATTTATGAGGTATATGGTGTCGACAGTTGCGGGTCTGTGCTTCTTGATTGTGTCTTCGTATCCGAGCCATCCTACTGCCATGCTGTTCAATGCGTAGACGCCTGCAACGGTTACGTCGTCGTCATATGTGCCTTGAATCACAAGTCTGCCAGCGTACATGTTCGTGGCTGCTTCAACTTTGAGAATCTGCTTCAGTGGGTAACCCGAAACAAGGATTTGGTTTGTTGGTTTAGGTCCAACTCCAACATCTACCATGTTTAGCTACCTCCCTTCCACTTCTTAGCAACAGGGTCCCATTCGCCAACTGAAAGCATTGGTTCTTTCCTTTTTTCTGCCGCATCAAGTTGTGCCGAGACGCTTAAGAAGTCCT